TGTCATTTTCAGCATTTTACCCAAATGTTAATATTTCCAAAGTAGTTGGTACCCCAACAAGTGCGACTACATGGACAATGCCAGCTTCTTTTGCTGGTAGTACGTCTAGCAAACGATCTAGTGTTTTGGCGAATTATAATTTAAGTCGTGTATGCGCGCATGGTATTCGGTTATCTTGTCCATTGACTGTAACTAGTGCAACTGGTTTTGTCCATGTTTGTTTGTTTACTGAAAGTAATTACAGTCAACCTACATTTGAGTTACCTACAAATATTGCTCAGATAACGAATTGTCCAAATTATAGACGTTATACTTTGCAACAATTAATTGAGAGTCCATTGATTGTTGTGAATAAGTTTTTGTCTGAAAACGCGTTCAGTTACAAAGACCCATCTGATGATGGTCATGCTGCAAATATGGATGTAATTGTTGGAAATGTCAATGCTGCACCATTTGGATGGCAAACTATATTACTTGCAGTTGAAGGAGCTCCAGTTGGCTCGAATACGCTGTCAGTTGAAGTAATATGTCATTACGAAGGTCAAGTTAATAATTCTAGTTCATCTAGTGAAACACTTAGAACAGGGGAAGCCCCATCATCATCCTTTATGGATGCTGTTAGTGATGGCGCTGCACGTATGACGAGTGCATTTTTTGATAATGCTAATGCAGTTAGAGAAAGAATGGATGAAGCTCGTGAGACGTTTAGCCAAGCTGCAGAAACATTAAATGTTGCTCGAAATATTGGTGAAGCACTAGGTGGGTTTAATCGAAACGTGCGTCCTAGGTTAATGCCTAATTAATGTAAGTGTTAGACACTATGGAAGTCGTTGATTTAGATGCTCCAGCTTACCGTATGACATCTAATAGAGGCATTACTCCGTTGAATCGACGCATTCAGGGGAGTTTAGGGAACGTTAGGGTATCCAAGGATAATTCTGGAAGTATGAAGTCTTATAGAGAAAGTCCAGGGGTTAGGTATGGTGGATATAGTGGATACGTCCCATATTATGGATAATTATTGAGTGAATAAAATGTGATTAAAAAATAGTGTTGTGTTAAAAACATTAAGTGAGTGTATAAAACGTGGACGAAGACCAAGCACGGGCGCAGCCCTAGCGCAGACGTCTGAGGATCCATGTTTTATATTGCGAACGTCGAATAAAAAGGCGTTACCTGGCAACACTGTCTCGAATGTTCTATTGAATATAAAACGGAGCGTAGCGAAGTGCTCACCTACCCCTAAGACAAATTGTTTAAAACAAGAAATAGTTTTATTCATGATCAGATTGTGTTAAGTCTATTAACTCTGTTTCTTGAGTTGTTGTATGCTCACTTGTAATTGGGTCATTAGCTTCATCTTCAGAATCAGGTTCCTGGAGTAATTCGTCTATTGATGTGTAACTTCTTGTGGATGCACTGGTTCGTACAGTAACCGGTCCCAGAGATTGGGCAGAACCGGACGTTTGAACCGCAACGTCCGCATTTGACTGGTCTGCAAAGAATGGCCGCCAGTGGACAACTTTGAATCTTCGTTTCAAGGGTAAGAGGTCTTCTGATTTCAGAAAGCATTCTTCCATTGTAAAGTTGGAGGTTACGATTATTTTCTTCGGGCGTATTCCCGTCATAACGCCACCCTTTATCTCCGCAGTAAACGGATAGTGGTCCGCCCATCGTTTGAGAAAGCTCGTCGTTATTTCGTTCTTGGGTGACCATTCTTCGATCACAACCACATCCTCCATACGGTATCCGTCCCACCATTTGTTTAATGTTTTGTCGTAAAACCCCGGATACTTTTCGTGTAGTTCTTTTGATTTTCCCAGGCCTGTTGGTCCATACCACCACTCGTTCTCCAGGCTTGGGAGTATAAGATGTTGTGGTTGCACTAATGTGGCCAAGGTCTTGTAATATCTCAAAAAGATGTGAGGCCACTGTTCCTCTATCTCCTTCAGCTTGCCGGCTCTCGCCATCTGTAATATTTCCGTCCACTTCCGTTTCTGGTTTGTATCTGAAGGGGGATTTCCCCATTCTTGAAAATTATTTTCTTTTTTACAGTATGCGATATTCTCTGTTGGACCGGCTTTAGCTTTTTCAATGTGTGCTCTTGTTAGTATACGTTGAACAGTAGCAAAGGTAAGGGCGTTTTGAAACCAAGCGTAACCTTGATAATGAGGTGTTCCAGATTCACCCACTTCTTTTCCGACAATGACATAAATGGCTTTAGTCACTAATATATCGACGTTATCGTCGTCAATTTGTGTTGGATTGTTTATCGTAAAACAATAGCCCCGGCTTCTAATAACCGACATCGTGATTGGCTACGAGGGACAGGAGAGATTACGAAGTGATCTCTTACTATTACCTGTCCCGAGTGTTTGTGTTCCAAACGTGTGGCTGTAAATGAATCGAACTTTCGAATGTTCGATTTGTGTAAAAAGGGTATTTACGCCGTGTAAAAAAGCGTAAAAACCCGTAAAAAGTCGTGTAAAAAGTCGTGATGTGTAAAAAGTAAAAAGTCGTGTAAACCAAAAAGTATTCATTTTTGGTTTTGCTTGTTAGTACACAAGTGGTAAGCATATAGTCTGTAGTGGTTTGTTGTAGTACAACCTGTTCAAGTATACACGGTATTTGAAGTTTATTAACTTCAATGTACCCTGTATAGTTGAGCAGGTTTAGGTATAGTTATATTGAAGTTAGTGAATGTTATGAAATAGGGTTAAGATTACAATTCAATTAATTGAATTTTAATTTGATTAAGTTAATTGTAATGTACGTGCAGTACTTCTATCAATTATTATAATTGTACTATACAATTATAATCATAGTTAGTTATTTATTGATTGATAGTAATGCATGTTTAATATTGAGTAGGGCGATGCAGATTAGAGCACCAAAGAAGAAACCTTATAAACGACGTATGCGAAGTAATGCATATGCTCGTGTTAAGCGTAATCTTTATGCTCCTGCTAAAGGCATTAATCTGTATGGTGGTCCTCGTCGTCCTGCTATGTCTGCAATTAGGGAAGGACAAGAGTTGTCTAAATCAAATGGACGAAGCGATGGGCAAAAGTTTGCACTAGCGCAAGTGAATCCATTTGATGATCAGGCACAAGGATGTAGAGTGCCGGATAGATCAACTGCGCAATCTACGAATTTCTATACGTATGATAGCTTTACACAATCACAGGACGTTGTGTATGGTTTGTCATTTTCAGCATTTTACCCAAATGTTAATATTTCCAAAGTAGTTGGTACCCC